GCACGAGCTTGCCATTTATCTTCTACCATATGCTTCAAACGCATACCATATACAGGTCCAATAAATATAGATGCATTAATCTGTTCGCCAGTTGCTCCATTATACATAACTTCATTGCCATATTTTTCAAATCCATTATCTTCTAAAATAGATCCAATATCTTCTTGAGGAGATTCACTATTCATAAAAGAAGTTCCATCACCAAAAGCACCACATTGAAGTCCAGCTTTTCCTAATAATTGTTCCAAATTCTGTGCAATAGTCATACGTGATGGAATTGCATGAGGATTCATAATCATATCAGGAACAATGCCAGACTTCGTTCTTGGCATATCATAACCTCTTAGCAATGCACCAATAGTTCCTTTCTGTCCATGGCGATTTGAATTACCCGTCCAATATCCAAATTCTGCACCTTGACGTCGAACCATAAACACATGACTAGGAACAGTTATACAATAGATATAACCACTGGGATTATCTTCTTGTACTTCCAGTTTAGTTATACAATCCAACTTATTATTGTGATTGATTTGATATATATTTTGGTTAATATTAAGATTCTGAACTTCCTCTAAAAATGTTTTATATGTGTCATCTTCCTTATACATTCCAAATATTTTATGTTGAGGACTAACAAGCAATGGTTTAACACCACTTTCACATTGAACTTCATACATGGCACCTGTATATTGCAATTTAATGAGTTGTTCTGGATGTACCCATTCTAAACCATCGTTTGCACGTTGTGCAACGGTATCCTCCAGTGTAATTTCTGTAATCGGTTGCCATCCACGTTTAGTTAACACATCATGATCTGGTGATAAACAGAATTTATCTCCCAATTCAGGAATACGATCCTGTACTATACGGATTTTAACCAGACGCATACCTTTATTATTCACCATAACTGCAATTTTCTCTACACGTCCTCGTGTCCAAACTTGAGGCGTAAGAGATGCATCCTTAATCTGAGAATTTAATGTATTTAACATATATCCTCCAACAATAACGGTATTCTCATCAACATACTCATTTTCACGAATAAATCCATTTTCATCTAATTTGGAATAATCCAAACCAGGACGAAGATCCTTCCAATTTGCCACATTCATTGGATTTGCAAAACGAACACGAGTATTTGCTCTCGGATCATCCTCTTCAAATGTTTGATACGATCTATAAGAAATTGTACGAAACATACCACGTTGAACAGCATCATAATTCATTACAATACCGTCTTCTTGATTATATCCAGACCAACAAGCAATTGCCAAAATACAATTCATGCCATATACCATATTACCTTCACCCAAATAATTATTATATATAGTACGAACAAGTGGCATTTCTCCATAACACAATATATGTGCACTATTATCAAAACGATTGCGCCAATTTGTAGCATAAATCGATACACCCTGTTTAGATTGTGAACATGACAGCTGATTACGTGGTGATTGATTATGCGGTGCAAAAGGAATCATAGATGTCATCATACTCATAATAGTAGACGGATGAATTTCAATATGCGTTGTTTCAGGACGTAATTCATATGCAAAATTTGCAATATAAGTCTCATTCTGTTCATAAGGATCTACATATTCAATTGCTCCTGCAACATCATGTAATTTATCCATATACTGTACCAAAGTGACATTCTCAGCAGACTCATAAGGATCATAAAAGATAGTTGAATCAAGATTAACATGTGCAAGATCTTTAATATTGCCTAATACCAAATCTCTCCAAGTAGGGTATTTTCTTAACTTTTCATATTGTTTTGCATATCTATCTTTTACATCTGTCTTTCCAGGTTCAAGCCAAATAAGTGGACGTAATGGTCGTCCTGCATCCATATATATTTGTATATTGCGTTCACGAATAGAGAATACAACACTCACAGAGTATGGAAGACATCCAGTTCGCTTGAATAACTTAACAACTCCTGATAACTCATAAGGACTATCAGTATAACCCAATAAACCACCATTGACGTATACTGGAACAAATGCAAGACGTTCCTCCAATGTAATATTATCAGCTCTATACACTTTACCTTTCTTATGCAACCATTCTAAGAATTTATCGGATTTAGTGGATGTAGATATGGCTGTCATAATACTTAAATTCTTTGCAATACCGATTGAACCACCTGTTGGCGTTTCAGACGTACAATAATATCCATATTGCGTAGTATGAAGTTTACGAGGACCTGTTAATTTCATACTTGTATCAAAATCCAAAATAACACGGCGGCAATGCGACATAAAATCAGTATATGATAAACGAGATAGAGACTGAAGTGCACCCGTCTTCTCTTCACCTAAACCCGTTCCCCATTTTCCTTTAAAGCCCTTCATAATCATATCATTTAACATACCTGCCAGAAATATTTTTGATTGATTACTAACTGAGAAAATATTTACAAAGTTCATTCCACTGTACAGGATTTCTTTATTATAGTTATACTCCTTATCAATAGATAACCGCATAGATTTAATCCATAATTTATAGGAATTATTGAATAGTTCTTGAATAAGAAAACCACTCGTTAAACAACGCTGATTACGTGTATCATCTCGATCAGTTTTATTATCATATCCTTCGCTAACTCGCAATATTTTACGAACACATTCACCCAAAAAGATAGCTTTTGTTAAAAGATCATTTGGCATGTGAATAAACAATTGATTACGCAGAATATCTAAAACATGTGCTACACTAAATCCCTTTGTAAGTGTTTTAATATACTGTATAGCAGAATGCGTAGTTAAAAACGGAAATGCATCAATAATAGACGGCTGCAACTTATCCATTAAGAGCTCTGATTCAGAACTATTAAAATCTGGAAAGATGAGTTGTATAATTTCGAGATCAGATTGAAATCCAAGTGCGCGAAATAATACAAATAAAGGAATTGGTTTTCTTACAAATGGAAGCGATACTTGAATTGTTTCATGTGTAATGATATTTTTCTGCATATTTTTAGTATATTTCATAAGTGCAAATGCAACACGTTTTACTTGACGTGATTCAGCAGATAAGCATTGAATAGATGCAAATATATTTACTTTGGGGTCTGCTTGGTTTTGTTGTGTGATATATAATGTATTAAATGCTTGCTCTTGACGAGTAATAAGGATTTTCTCGGCACCATCTACAATAAAATAACCGCCATTATCATAAGGACATTCTCCTGCTTGTTTAAGAAATTCTTTAGGTTTATTGTGTAGAATACAATAACTACTATGAAGCATAATTGGCATATTACATAATGGCCATCGCAAAAAAGGTTCTGGAGAAAGATTATGTACTGTATCTTTGTTTTCTGTATATGTTATTTTTATATGAATATCTGCATATATTGTTGAAGCATATGTTAAATTTCTTAGACGAGCTTCATTTGGAAATAGTACACGTACATCATCTGTATTTTGAAGTGATAGCGTCGGAGTACCAATCTCAATTAAATCACCATTTTCTCCACCAATATATACTTCCACCTTATATCTGTATAAATTTCTTACATCATCGATTAAATCTTTAACAATAATAAGCGGATTATTTGATTTAATAATACCAATTAAATCCTGTTTTAAAAAGTTATCATAAGAATCAATATGATGTTTCGTATAAGGATATAAAACTGTACAAAAATACTTATCAATCAATCTTCTTGATAACTCTTTTGATTGGTCTATGATATTCGAATTAGCCATCTATAGTCTTAATAGAAAAGACTCTTATGTTGCTTATATTAAGTGTACTGTATTAATAATTTAGATTAATGATCTAAATTATTATTAAATTTATTATATGTTATATACATTAAATCTATTACATAGAAGGCGGATTATATAATGTATGTACATCATAGATAGGGCGTTGTACTTGATCAGGGGATGATCCCATTTGTTGACCATATACCATAGATTGCATATCTTGTAAAATACTGGGAGGTGCATTTGAGCCAAATGGTCGCGTAAATGCCTGTGTAAGTAAAGCATTACCACCGCGTACTTTTCTTGATTTCTTTGATTTCTTTAATCTACCTGCACCTTTTATGTTATTCATAGCTTTGATATTGATAAATTCATTATCCATTGCTCCTCCTTTTACTTCATTAGATCCAGTAGAAGCATAAGGCTGCGGCCATGGTTGCTGTCCTGGTACTGGATCATATGTACTAGAATCTTCTGGATTCCAAAATCCACTATTAATATAATCAACGTATGATCCATAGCCGCCACCTTTTACACTTGCCAAAGGCGGTGTATTTGCCAAAGGCGGTGTATTTGCCAAAGGCGGTGTATTTGCCAAAGGCAGTTGCCCATTGACTGGAATAGAATTTGGTGCTAAATATACTCCTTGACGTGTTGAATAATCTAGGGGTGCTCCTGCTATTACTAAGGCACCACCTTTCTTCTTCATTGTATGACGTAGAATACGTTTAGTTTTCATACGATCTTCAATAAAGTCATCTGCGTGTTTCTTATCAAGTTCTTTCATAAAGATACGTTTCCATTCTTTTTGTAATTCTTTACTAAGGGTATTTTTTGATTCATGCTTTTGAATACCTGAATCTACAAATTCTTCAATATTTTCAAATAATCGCCGTAACTGTGGAATTGTATGTACTTCTAATCGACTATGTTTTCTGGTTTTACGAGCCATTCCCTAATCTTTCACCTTAAAATGTTTCCACAAAACTTCTTGATACATTGGGTTTAGAATTATTTTTATTTGTACCATTTGTACCATTTGTACCATTTGTACCATTTGTACCATTTGTACCATTTGTACCATTTGTACCATTTATAACAGGTATTAATGAATTTGTAGCATTTGAAACTGTATTTACTATATTATTATAGACATTCATTGTAGAATTCATCAATGAATCTGTATTAGGCATTTCTACTTTTGGCATTTCAGGAATGGGAACATGTATATTTGTAAAGAGTGAAACCATACTGTAAATAATAAATAGAATGATAACTATAATCATTACAGCCGGAGCATAAATTTTTAAACTCTCTTGCCATGTACTTAAACGGTATTCTGATGTGAAAATTTTATAATGACTGTAAACTCCAACTGTTAAAAAAATAATTGCAAGAATTGCCGTCACAAATGGTGTTATATTAGGGGCTATTAAATATACTAACGTAATTGCAACTAAAAATAATAATACTCCTGGTAAGAAGAACTCCATTCTATTGCACTTTTTGAGAAAAAGCAGGCGAAAAACTTATATTGATAATTTATTATGAATTTATTAAGATTTTATTAATACTTAAATCTTATCAATCAAATCCACATGTGTAAGCATATGTTTACGACAGCAATACCGATTTAGTCCAAGTGCTTCCAATATTTTTAATTCAGCTGTATGCGGAACAGATTTTCCATCCATATAAATATGCTGGATATCATCTTTATCAGTATTACGAAGTTTCATTACATGCTCTTTATAAAAGAGCCATTTATCGGCAAGAACCATTCCACAATTCATACAACGGATAGGAATAATCATAGTTTCTATCTATAATATATTGTTTTCATACTATCAATTTTTATTTTATATATTTGATGCGTTATTCCCATTCCTTTTTAAATTTAAAACACAATCAGAAATGACTTCTGTACTTTACAGTGGTGGTCTAAATTATCAAGCAGGAAATCCTGTTCGTCAAGAAATTGTTGCAGTTCGTCGTGAAGTGGATTCTCTCCGGAAACAAGTTGAGTTACTAACAGAAGAAAATGGAATGTACAAGAAATATCTTATGAGACTTCTTGCTTCTGAAGAAGATAAAAGCACTCTTACAGAGTTTACTCGTGATATGCAATCACTAAACGAAGTAAAAGACTTATCAAAACGTGAAGCGGGTGGTGCAACCGTTCAAGGAGGTGGTTTTCGACGCTAAGAGGTTTTTTAGGCTTTTTTAGGCTTTTTTAGAAAAAGCCTGCCAAAAATCAAGAACTTTTAAGAACTTGTTAATAAATAACTATAAACCTTATAGTTATTTATTAACTGTATTTTTAATATATGAATACAATACAAAAACGATTTCTATTATTTTTATTTGGCTGCATAGGAACAAGATCATTATTTGTATACTTGGCAAAAAATGCTAATACAGTATTTTTACGATATATGGGTTATTTAGCTATTTTGCCAGCCATTGGATTTTTTTATATATTCTTGACTGGTTCAAGAAAAACAGGACCAGAAGTATTTGGTGATAAAATATGGTGGAATAATTTAAGACCTATTCATGGAATAATGTATGCATTGTTTGCGTATCATGCAATTAATGGTAATCCATCTTCATGGATATATTTATTAATTGATGTTATTATTGGTTTAGCTAGTTTCTTGATTTTTCACGCTTATAACAGACTTTTTAGAAAAAGCCTACCAAAAATCTAAAAACTTGTTAAGGCTTTTTTAGAAAAAGCCTACCAAAAATCTAAAAACTTGTTAAGGCTTTTTTAGAAAAAGCCTATCAAAAATCTAAAAACTTGTTAAGGCTTTTTAGGCTTTATTTAACAAATTTTTGACAGGCTTTTTTAAGAACTTGTTAAAAAGCCTAAATCATCTTCTTAAACTTACCAAGAGCACTATCACTAATTTCAATAGAATGAATTTGACTCAACTTTCCACGAATAGCCTTAATAGATAACGATGAATACGTCTTTAACATTTTCATGATTATCTCAGCATCCTCATCCGACCATTTTCCTTTTCGCTTCAGTGTTTCTGATACTTCTGTAATAATCCTTTGTGGTCCATCCGATGTCATCTGTAGTTCTCCAATCTCAATCTTCTCTGCATGAACCGCATCATGACATGTTTGACAAATTACAATAAGATT